AAGATGTTCAAGATGTAAATGTATTTATAGAAATGGGTGAGGAAGATGATAGGTGCATTGTGTGTGTTGGAGAAGATAATGTAGTACATTCAGATATAGGGGATTACTATGATGTGTTTAATATATATATGAAAGTAGAATTAACTTAAACTTAAATTAAATAAAAATGGAAAACAAGACAATTGAATGGGGATGGGAAAAAGGTCAACCCTCAAACATGAGAAGTAAAGAACATCAAGAGTTCTTGATTGAACAATACAATCGTAACAGACCTGTTGACAAACAAGTAAGTACAATGGAAGAACTTGACAAGGCTTTAAAGACTAATGATATAGTGCATCATGGTATGCGTAGCGTTACAATAACTGAACGTAGGGTGTATCACAAGGTGGCTAAGATAACTATAGAACTACCTAAAGACTTACCAATAGATGATACTGAAGAATGGTTAGATAACAATAAGGCTAAGTGGGAACAATCCTTAGATAATAAGTTTAATGATGCTACACTTGATTATGGTCTTGGCTTTAATAATCCATCTTGTGATGGTATGAACGAGTCTATGGCAGACAGAGAGACAAGGTATTATGTTAATGGAGAAAAATATGGAGGGCATATATAATGGATAAAATAAAGACAGGAATTTACGATAAATTACAAGGAAAGATGTTCTCATCAGAGATTGATGGTGCTATCAAGTTACACCTTAAAGAGAATGGTTACTATACAGATAACCTATGGCATATAAACGATGTAAGGGATAGGTTTGATTGTACTGATGAAGAAGCATATAAAATACTTGATAGAGTTTTATCAAGTGAGTACGCAATAAGCAGTATACATGAGAGCATATGTCAAGTGGCACAAGATGAATTTAATTTAAAATTTAAAGACAATGAATAAAACACAATATAAACCAAGCAGTACAACCTTATCAAAAGGAAATGCGTATATAGACAATTCAATTTTTATGGAGTTTGTAGATGATATAGCAACACAAATGACAGAGATAGCATACAAAGGTAAGGCTACAATAGAGATACAAGATGGTCTATCTGATGACACTTGCATTGTATTCACAGAAGAAGCACAAGACTTTTATAACGAGAGGTACGATGAGATTGAGACAATGTTAAATAATACCCTTAGAGTATATAGTGATGAGTGTCTTAGATAGTATAATTGAAGACCGATACGATGAGGAGTTTCTTAAGGCTGATGGTTTTGATGATGCAGTTATAGGTGTGTGTTATAATTCAAATAGGCTTATATATTCCTATAAGAAATGTTTGGACATACTTATAACTGAAGAAGGTATGGATGAGGTTGATGCCATAGAACACCTTAGTTTTAATACTATGGGTGCGTATGTAGGAGAACAAACACCTATATGGTGTATGGATAATTATGAATAAATAATGATATTAAAATGTTAGAGGACAGAAAACACTTTATAATGAGGATGCAAATGATGATTCAAGAGATTAAAATGAGTAATCTAGATGATGCTTATATCCATTCAATGATTGATTTTCAATTAAGACAAAGAGAGAAGGATATTGTATTTACAACTAAAGTAAATGTAATGAGCAAGTTTGAATCGAGTGGTACATACAAATCTCTGAAAAAGATTAGAAGGTTAGGTAACAAAGCCTTTGATGAAATAATTAATAAAATATAAATAATACTGGAATGGAAACACAAATAAGGTATATCAATCAGCAAAAGACTATAGATGTTGATAGTATGCACATAACTGGAAAGAAAGATTCTTGTTCTGAGTATGTTATGTATCAAAAAATTAGAAGAAAATATATCGTGCCGATTGAGGCAAATATAAAACACTATTCATCTGAGGTTTCTAACACCAAAAACTTTGGAGATAACAAATATCACAACAAAAATAGAATACTTAATTTATTTGATTATATTATGAATCACTTTAGTCACTATCATTTAAAAGTCCTTCTATCAAAAGAATTTACTAATTTAGAATTTATAAATAAAGTACATGGAATACGCTACTCATATGAAAAATCTACAGATTCTTCTGTATGATTGTAATATACCTCATAAACTTGTTAAAAACATATATCCAAATAAACATCCAAACATAAAGATGCTTGAGTTTTCTTTGAGAGCAAACAATATAACTTACGACTACTTTGGAGCAACAGAATCTTTGGTTGTGCATGATGTTGATCCAGAGTCAGAGTTACATGATTTATGCGAGACATTGATTCAACCTACGCTAAATGGATTTAAAATATATGTTCACATACATGATGAAGAATATCTATATGACACCTTCAATTTAATTGAGGATTGTTTAGATAATATTTTACCAAAACAAATGTCCTATAAATTTATAGGGGCTAAATAAAAAACATTTTTTAGTATATATGTAAAGTTATTTACTATATTTGTATTAAATAAATTTAATTTAATAAAGACCAAACATGGAAAAATCAGAAACTATTGGCAAGTTAACTCTTGCCTTATCAAAGGTGCAGTCTCAGTTAAGACCAGCAAAAGAAAACTCAAAGAATCCTTTTTTCAAATCAAGTTACGCAGACTTAGGCTCAGTATGGGACTCTGTTCGTAAGTTGTTAGCAGAAAACGAACTAGCAGTAATACAAATGCCTACAGATGTAGGTGGTTTAACAACAACTTTATCACATTCTAGTGGAGAATATGTGTCATCTACTATGTACATTCCATCTAAGGAAGATGCTCATGGTGTAGGTTCTGCTATATCATATGCGAGAAGATATGCTTTAGCATCTATTGTTGGTGTAGTTACTGGCGATGATGATGGCAACATGGCAGTAAAAGGTTCGAGTCCCAAATCGACTACAAACTCAAAGTCTACGTCTAAGCCTAAGTTAAATGACTCTCAGTATAAGAGTATGATAAAGGCTATTGAAGATGGTAAAGGTAGTGTTGTTGAACAGAAGATGGGTGGATACACTTTGACTAAGACTCAAAGAGATAATCTTAACAATATTCTTAAACTATCTAAAACTTTAGTATAATGAGTTTAGATAACTTTATAAAGAAGTTAGTTAATGACTCTTTTTATTACTCTGACTACGAGTTTGTAACGAACTCGCAGTTAGGGTTAATAAAACAAGATGTCAGAACTTACAAGATGATGAGGGACAACCCTGATCTAAGAAAGGAAACTCTTCCTATGATATTTGGTAGGGCTTATCACGTTGCTATGCTTGAACCTAATGAGTTTATGAAAAAGGTAAAAGTTTTTAATTCAGCCACAAGAACTACTAAGGGGTTTAAAGAATTTAAAGCAGATAATTCTGATGCTCCTACTATAATTTTACAGAAAGAGTACGATAAGATTATGTATATGCAAGATGTTTTATTCTCTCATAGCGAAGTTAACGACTTATTACAGAAAGAAGGAGAAAGAGAAATAGCTAATGCTTGGAAAGATAATGATACAGAAGTATTCTGTAAGGGTAAGGCTGATTATAGAAATGGCACAACCCTTATAGATCTTAAGACTACAGGTGATGGTAGTTATTGGGGATTTTCTAACTCTTGTAAAAAGTATGGATACGATAGACAATCAGCATTTTATATGGATGGGTTTAATTGTGATGAGTTTGTGTTTATAACTCAAGAGAAGGAGAGACCATATAATGTATCTATATTTTATGCTGGTGATGAGTTTATAGAAAGAGGTAGACATGAGTATAAAAGCCTATTGAGTACTTATAAGAAGTTTTTTATAGATAACGAATCAGTAGTTGAAGAACATTTAATTATGGAAACATTATGACATTAAAAGATAAATTAAAGAAAGAAGGGATCAATATTGTTTGGCTCTCAGAAAGATTAGGGTTAAGTCGTCCTACCCTAGATAAATATGTAGACAATCCAGAAGACTTCAGAGTGAAGCACTTCAAAAAGATTGTTGGGTATATTAGAACAACAGAAAAGGAGGCACTAAATAATTATTTTAAAAATCAGAAAAATGAAAAAAGCTGAGAAAATTTACGTTGGTAACGGAGTAGAAAAGTTTGATGGAGACATGGTGTCTGTATCAATAAACCTAACTAAATTAGGTAAAGAGGCTTCAAACTTTATGTTTGAGTACAATGGTGAGAAATACATTAAGCTTAATGTATGTAAGAATCGTGATGGTGCTAATGAGTATGGTAAAACTCACTACTTAGCAGTTGATACTTATAAGCCTGACCCTGCAAAGAAGGCTGAAGTAATAGAAGACGATCTACCATTTTAAATTGAACTAGTAGGCATAAGTGATCGCAGTCAAACTTTAATAATCATAGCTACTGCTGGTAATCTTTCCGAACAAAACCTATGAGCCTATTATTTTTAACCAATCATGATAATCAATTTCATAATACCAGCATTAATATTGTTGGTTATAGTATTCGTACTAATAGAATTTGTTAAACAATTATATAAACAATTCAATGAAGCTAAGAATAAGTAATACTACTATAGTAGATGTAAAAGACATTCTTGTTGCAGAGCTAGATGATAAATCTATTAGAATTAGATTTAAAAACAATTTCGATATTGTTGAGTTTTATGATACTAAACTAGAGTCTACATTTATTTTCAATAACATTATGACTAATATGGATATATTCGATGCTAGATTTAATAAAGCAGAGAATATAGCTACTGAGGACGAAAGAAAAGAAAAAGCATTTGAAATGTTTTGGAATCTTTACGACAAAAAAATTGACGTTACAAGATGTAGAAAAGCCTTTATGCAGTTGTCTTTAAAACAAATGGGCGAAGCAGTCAAGGGTGTTGTGAACTATGTTAACTCAACCCCTGATAAAAAGTTTAGAAAAAATGCAACCACTTGGATAAATAATATGGGGTGGAAGAATGAGGTCTTAACAGATAAGAAGTCGAACAGATATATTAAGCCTAAATACGTCCAAGATGAAAGATAATTTTGAAGTAGAAAAAAGACTTATTGGTAAGATAATGTCAAATCCAAAGGATTATTATGACAATCATAGTTTAATATCTGAAGGTATATTTGTTGACCCTTTAAATAGGAAGATATATAAATCTCTTTCTGATACATTAGATAAAGGTAATAGACCTGATATGATAGATGTATTGTCTTCTATCAAGGATCCTTTATCTGAGTTTAGATTAGCTGAGTGTATGTCTTCTGATCATTATGGGTTTCTAACTAAGAATATGATTTTATTCTTATCACAAGAAGATAAAAAAATAAAATTAAAAAAGCTTGCTGAACATACTAGTAAGAAGATAGATAATGGTGATGACTTGTTTGATATTATAGATTTTGTTGAAAATCAAATGAAATCTATATCTGATATTAGGGGAAGTGATATACCAGATATTAAAAATCAGTTAAAGGTGTTGCATGATGATATACAAAAGAGAATGTCATCAGATAATATGGTTGGTATTCCTACTGGGTTTCAATCTATTGATAAGTTTACTGGGGGATGGCAAGAGACTGATCTTGTAGTTATTGGTGGTGCATCATCTATGGGGAAAACTTCTCTAGGTCTATCTTTTTGTTATAACTGTGCTAAGGCAAAAATACCTTCTGCAATATTCTCATACGAGATGGGAGACACTCAGTTACTTCAAAGACTAGTATCCTTAGAGAGCAAGGTTAATAATAGGTATATAATGAAGGGAACCATACAAGATGATGAACTTAATAGGATTCACAAGGCTATAGGTAAATTAGAGAACACTTGTTTGTTTGTAGATGAGTGTAAAGATTCATCGTTAAAATACTTATTAAATAAAATAAGACAGTATGTTATAACTAAGAATGTTAAATTCTTTCTTATAGATTATTTGCAATTAGTTAAATCTACTGGGTCATCAAGGGAACAAGAGGTGGCTTTTGTGGCTCGTGAGTTAAAGAATATTGCTAAAGAGTTGAACGTAACAATAGTTGCTTTATCCCAGCTTAGCAGAGGAGTAGAAAGAAGGGAGGGATGTAGACCAGGACTTTCAGATTTACGTGAGAGTGGTGAAATAGAACAAGCATCAGATATTGTTATGCTTGTATACAGACCAGAGTACTATGGCATTATGACTGATGATAGTGGAAAGTCTACTCAAGGTCTTGTTGATTTAATATTTGCTAAGGGTAGGAATATAGGTACTGGAACCCTCCCACTGCATTTTCAAAAAGAGTATACTAAGTTTATTGACCCACAAGATTACACAGAAAAGTTTATCTCATTAAAACCTCAGGAGTCTTTTTAATAAAATGAAGAAAAAAATATATCACGCAAAGGTTAACTACAAGTGGAGAGTTGTAAGATATGTCAAGGGTGTTAGAAAACCTGCAAAGACTTGGAAGACATCTAGTATAAAGAGTTGCATAACAGATCTTGAGCCTGAAGTTTTGAGTAATAATAAGATGTTTATAAAAGGGTTAGAAATAAAACATAAGTCAACCCAAGAATTAGAAATTAAAGTATTATCAGTAGTAGATTACGAATATTTATGTATGTCAAATAATGTTTATTAACTAAATTAAATTAAAATGATTGAAATATTAATTTTTGCTTTGTGTGCAATAGGTGTATACATAACTTTAGAGATGATTAAGTATAACAAACAATTAGAAGAAGATGAAAGGAATAATAACGAGGGTACTCCAAGTATCAATCAAGAAAGGTACAACCTTAAACATAGTGCAGAGGTACCTAAGGCTAAAATACAAAGTAAACGTAAGCCTGGTCGCCCTAAAAAGGAGATTAATGAACCTAAAAAAGTAAAGAAAAATGCAAGACGAGATAAGAAAAAAGTGTGATGAGATTCGTGATCTTCTTATAAAAAAGAACATAGCTTATGGCAACTCTGTTTTTGATAAAGGTTTATTGTTTGAGGTTGATCCTATGTACGCTATACAAGCTAGGATAAACGATAAGCTCAATAGAATTAAAAGCAAAGAGACTTACATGAGTGAAAATGATCTTATGGATGTTACAGGTTACCTTATTCTACTTCAAGTTCTTAGAGATAAAATGGATCGGAGAATAAATAAATCTGTAAACTCTACTGAAAGTAAAGATGAAAATGAAGAAGGAGCCTAGATTTGAAAAAAATAGTGATAGAGTAAGAGAAAAAGAAACTCTTCGTATTCTACTAGAAGGTAAAGATTTAACCTATAAGCAACTTGATAAGTTCGCTCCAGTAGATGCTGAAATTATAGATAACAAAACGATGGAGATTGTATCTCTTTGCGAGATAAAAACTATGAGTCTTAATATGTGTGACATAAAAAGAGTAAGAACCTCAGTAAGAAAGATACAACATTGCCAAAAGGAAGCATTATACAGAGAGCTTCCACTGTGTATAGCTTGGAGATTCTTAGATGGTATTGGGTATACATGGATGAGAGGAATAAAAAAAGCCACAGTTGAGTGGGGTGGTATGAAAATTCCACGACCAGGATCTATATGGGATAGGGAACTTTTATTCTATATAGATATAGATGATTTAACAATAATTAAATTTTAAAAAAGATGAATAAACAAGAAAAGCAAGAGGAAAAAAACCTTAGAATGATTAAGTACAATCTAGAAAGAAGATTAGATTGTGTAAACGCAGCAGCTTCAATGACATCTAATGGTGATATTGATGGGTTTAGAGAAATACTAACTGAAATAGAACATTACGTGTTTAAAGGTATTCTTATATCAGATCAAGATGAGAAACCTGAAGAAGAAAAGTCTGAAGAATAATTTGTATCTTGCCCTTTGTAATTTTATTAGATATGGCAAGTAAAAGTTCCAAGCATTATAAAAAGAATAAGGAGTCGTATGACAAAAAGAAAAAGTACGACTCCAAATATTCTTCATCAGAAGAGAGAAAAAAATATCGAGTTAAGCTAAACCTTTTTAATAGAAAGAATGGTAAAAAAGGTGATGGTAAAGATGCCTCTCATACTAAAGGTGGAAAGCTAGTTTTAGAAAGTCAATCTAAAAATAGAGCTAGGAATAGAGGAAAAAAGTAAATTATTTCTTACCTTTCCAGGATGCGATTCAAGAGAAGGAAGGGCAGAAAGATAACTAAAGCTAAGAAACATATTGCAGATGGTATTACATTTGCCTCAGGTCTAGAGCTTTATTGCTATAAAGCCTTAATAAAAGCAAAAATCCCCCACCAATACGAAGGAAGATCCTTCGAGCTTGTAGAAAAATTCAAGTTCGATGGTCTCCTGATGGATAAAGGGAAGACAAAAGGTAAGACAGTTTATAAGGAGAAGACAGGTAAGGTTAGAAACATATCTTACACTCCAGACTTTATAAACTTAGATAAAGGTTTTATAATAGAAACAAAAGGATTAAGGACTGCTGAATTTAAAATGAGGTTTAAGTTGTTTTTAAAATATCTATACGATACAAACCAACACTTAGACGTATACGTTCCATCAAATCAAAAAGAAGTTGATGCGACTATAGATCTTATTCTAAATAGAAGTTCTTTTAATTAACGTTGAGCAAGCTACGTGAGTGCTGCATATTTTTTGTAGGGTAGAACTACTTTTAATTTCAGATTTAAATTTGAAGTTTTATCCTACGAGTTCTTTGTATAGAGGGGGGTTAAAGATTTGATCGTCAGCGACCCCCTCTTACTTTTTAAACAAGTAAAAATGCCTGAAGATAAAGATCTAATAGATAATTTAAAAAAATCAAATGAATCTAGAGATAACCTTTTTGAGGTATGGGAACAAGGTTCCTGGATTATAGATTCTACAGGTGACGATCCTAAGTATCAGGATGACTGTGGTTGTGGTTGTGAAGATTCTTGTGATACATGATAGACAACAAGCAAAAAAGAAAACCAAAAGGTAATATAAAATTTAACATAACCTTATCTGAAGAACAAAAGAGGGCTAAAGAAAACATCATAAATCATGCCTTTAGTTTTATTATAGGCAAAGCAGGTTCTGGTAAGACTCTACTTGCTGTTCAAGTAGCGTTAGATATGTTCTTTAAGAGGCGGTATAGTAAGATTATTATTACTAGACCTACTATAGCTACTGAGGATAATGGGTTCCTTCCAGGAACTGAGAAAGAAAAGCTAGAGCCTTGGCTTGTACCTATCATGTCTAACATGAGGAAGGTATATAATAAGGCTGACAAGATTCAGAAGATGGTAGATGATGGAGACATAGAGCTTGTTTCTTTATCTCACTTCAGAGGTAGAACCTTTGATGACTCTGTAGTTATTGTAGATGAGTTTCAGAACTTAACTAAGTCACAACTTCGTATGGCACTAGGTAGGTTAGGTAAAGACTCTATAATGATATTCTGTGGAGACAATCAACAGATAGATCTTAAGGATCAAAACTACTCAGCGATACAGGATGTATCAAAGATAAAAGATAGCGAGTTTGTGTTTAAGGTTGTGTTAGAGGATAACCACAGACATAAGGCTATAGATGATGTACTAGAGCTTCTATCTAGTTACTAATCCCAAGTTATATATATACAAATTGGACCTAAGAATATTTGAGCTTCGTTGTAAGGGATTTTGTCTGTAGGGTTAAACGTTCTTACCCCTAGTATAAATCCTTGTATTAATTGTATACCTATCTCCATATTAAATAAAAGGAGGGCATCACCCCTCCTTCAAACCAAATCATGAAATCATGCCAAGAAAGACATGCTTTAAGATAATGTAAATTTATGAATAAATTTTAATATATCTTGATAATTTAATTTATTTTATTAAAGACAGGTTTATTATAGTGGATGTAGTCTTTTATATAAGTACTAATTCCTGCTGCAGAAAGAACTGCATCAATATCTTGTTTATTTAAATCACCAAAGTATTGACATGACGACACAAAGTTCATTAAGTCGTTTAACTTAGAGGATAGTTCTTCATCTGAGTCTACAACTCCTATTACACTAGGATCATCAAGATCTCCATACTTCATTCCAAGATCTTCTAAACCTTTTTGCATAAAACCATATCTAGATCTTGCACCAAAGAATAAAGCTTTGTTAACATTTATTCTTTGAACAGTTATACCAAGTAATCTAAGTGCAGCTTGATCTGCTGGTATAGTCTCATCTTCCATTTCTTCAGCTAATAATATGTTTGTTTCCTCACCAGTAAAAAACTCTGCAATTTCTTCTGCCAAAGGCTCTCCAGCTATTATAGCATTCTCAATCATAGATGGAGCTAAATCTTCAGCAAGTAAATTCATTGCCTGCATTCCAGCTTCAAGTGGAGTATAACCTTTTACTATAAGTTCATTATATAACTTATTCGCATCTAAACCAGACTGAACTGTAATGTCAATACCTAAGAAAGGACCTACAAATTCTGTGTATAAACGTGTAAATGCGTTTGCATCTTCTAACACGTCAGTGTCACTAAGTATAGTTCTCATCATGTTCTTTTGAAATCCAGTACCATCAATCTTACTTGAATCAAAAAAGTCTACATATGAATCATTATTTAACTGACCTTCAAAACTTTTCTTATTATCACCTTTCAAGAATCCTTTAGCTACAATAGATAGGTTCCCAGTTAAATTGTAATGAGGAACCATTAATCTAAACATTTTATTAGGTGTAATCTCACTTAACTTAGTACCATAAATATCTTCTTCCTTTTCATCTTCACCAGCAAAGTAAGCAAGACCAAGTGCTGACATAGCTCTGTACGCACCATCCATTAAAAGGTTGTTTGTTATTATTCCAGTCAATCTTTCTTGACCTATTTTTCTTATAGTAGGATTACTACTAGCTAATTCTTCTTTAGCTATAAGAGCTGAGTTAAAGCTAACTCTTAAACTTTCAGACTGAAACGCTACGAATGTACCAAATAAAGGGAACTTACCAATAATCCTAACCATGTTAGGTATCTTAGAATAATTAGGGTAAGTGTTGTTTATTATACTAGCAGCCTTCTCTCTAGATTGAGAGTCATTAAGTCCAGCTCTTTTATATCTAGCCTGCTCAACTAAGAATCCATATATCTTAAATATTTCATCTTCTGATTGATAAATTTTATTCATTGCACGAGGTACACCTTTTAATGCAGAAACTATCTTATTAAGTTTACTTTGAGTGTGAACAGTAAGATCAAAGTTATTTTTATTAAGATCTTCATATAGGTCGTTTAATAAGCCTATCTCCGTATCCTGTGTCATTATACCTTTTGATTTTAAGTACTCATAAGTCTCTTGTTTTTTAGACTCAGGCTTGTATCTAAAGTTATTTACAACCGTCTTAAAAGACGCAACAGCAAACTTCATTCTCTCTGGAGTTATTGGTAAATGACCACTCTGAAGGATAAAAGAAAAGTTACCTAATAAGTTTCTTAGGTGTGTTGGTATATTACCAACAGTCTTAGACCACTTTGTAATAAGTGTTAAGCCATATATTACAGCTTCAATTCCTCCTTTTTGCCTATCCTGATACACGTTATTTAAAACAGCGAATACTTCATCACTTACATAGTGACCCTCAAAAGCACCAAACTTAGAATCTAACTGTCTTACTAAACCATTACCAACAAACTGACCATTAACTACTTGTGATGACCAGAATCTACCCTCACCCATTTTTTGCATTTGGTCTAGCATAAAGTGAGTTGATATAGTTTTATTTTGCTTAGATACAGTTGAAAGATAAGTAATTAGTGGGTCGTGAATTTCACCCATTATCTCTCTTACTTCTAATATAATATCTTGTCTTTGCTTGTATATTGCTTTTACAATACTTACTTGAGAGGGGGTTAAACCTTCTTGATTTAAAACATTTTTATTAGACCCAGAAAATGTCTTACTAAAGATAGTTTCTACAAGTGCTTTTAACTCAACTGCATCCTTTACAGGATCTAAGGTGTTTCCTTCTAATTCTAATATAGATTCTCTAATTAATTCCTTAGACCTATCAATACTTTCGTTTGAAACTTCATAAGAATCCAGTGCGTGTTTTTTATATTCCCTATGAAGATAGAATCCAAAATTATCTTTTACTGATGCAGCCATATTTCCAGTAAACGCACCAGTCTCTAGTCCCTTCATAGATAAATTATCTATATCTTGTCGCATCTCCATCATTAAATCTCTGATATTTACATCAGTATTTTTACCAAACAAACTTATTGTCACAACCTCATCAAGGTCATTAATGTCTGTATAGTTTCTCACAAGCTGATTATTCTCATCTAAGGATTCATCATAACCCCTTAAATAACTTGTAAGTTCTTTTGGGGTAAGTCCTTTCTTTGACTTAGCAATAGCAAGCTGAAATATTACAGCCTTTCTTTTTGCTTGATCCATAGCTACAGCAACCTCACCATGCATCTTTATAAATAAATCTGTAAGTCTAGGATCGTTAAAAGTATTCTCAGGGTTTATAAGAAAACTTGTTGCTCTAACCTTGATTGGGTCTGTTTCTGTTTTAATATTATTTATTTTAGTTGTAAAACCAGCCCTTTCATTATATCCTTTAGCTAAATAAGCACCAAGCTTGTAATCAGTTTCTATAGCTCCTTTCTTAATATTAAACAATATATCCATTGCTGGAGTAGAGAATCCTAAAAACTCTTGATCATCATCAAGCTGAAGTCTAGGAAGCATCATAGACTCTGCCTCTTGCTCGTTAGGTAAATTGTTAGAAATTAAATCTAATACCTGAGACTTTGACAATGTTTTTAAATTGTTTTCTAATTGGAAGTTGTTTAACAACTCTTCTATATTCATACCTTGAGCTTCCAAAGAAGATCCAGGAAATTTACTTATAATATCAATCCAATCAGATGGCAATCTATTTATATCAGATGAGTTTAATATAGACTCAAATACCATTGACCTAAATCCATTTGATTCAACATTTTCATAATCCTCTTCTACATCTTGATACCTTTTTATAGTTGGATACTGATCACTCTCAGCTAAGAATCTTGGGTTGCTAGGACTAGTTAATACAGGATTTTCAGCTAATATAAACCCACCTATCTGAACTAACCTATCAGCACTCTCTAGTGGTAGACCAGTCTTAGTATCAAAGAAATAAGAAGCCATGTCTGGTCTCATAGATACACGAACTACATCTTGGTCACCATCTTTTAGCCTTTGAAGTAAAGTGTTTGCTAACAACTCAACATCTTGTTCTGATGCGTTATTCCAGTCACCTTCTATTCTGGCAAAAGGACTTTTGTTTAACTCACCCAGTCCTATAGCTAACGCTGTTTTAGGATTAGTTCTAAATGTTACTCCAGATAATAAAGAAAACTTACTGTAACCCAGTACTTTACCTCTTGAATCACCAGTATGTATAGAGTTACAAAGAATCCCAAAGTCTCCATTAGCATTTATATCTAACCTAGAACCAACTCTAGTGCTATTAGGTATCTTCTTATTAAGATCTATCAAACCTTTTTGAACCTGAGAGCTCTTCAGAGCTTTAACCATTAAATCAAAGGATGTGAAGTCTGGCACAGACATGTTAGCAATCTTCTCATCTGTATCAAACATATATGGATACAGTGTCTTAAGACCTTCAGTGTACTCATCAAAACTTATTTCTTGATTAGCATACTTCATTATCAGATCACTAGGAACTCTTTTCTTTCTAGGTTTCTTGTTATTCTTTCTCCACTTATTTACTTCATCTTGATCCAAGTTTAATAAAGATAGAGCTTCATCAAACGTACTAGCGTCATTCTCTATCTGTAACCTTTTCTTAGGTACTAACTCAACATCTCTAGCACTTTCAAGTTCTTGTCTTAATATTTCTGGCTGACGTTGATATTTTTGTATTTGTTCTTCAGTATGGAATAATACTATCTTTTCTTGAGAGGCTATTTTCTCCATCTCATTATTCATAGACTCAGATATACTCTCTGCTATTCTAGCAGTCTGATCCATGTTTAATCTATTCTGCACAACCCTTGCCTCTATCTCACCATACACAGATTTGTATAAATTAAAACCACTGTATTTCTTATTTAACTTACTTAATTCACTTCGTACATTACTAACCATTTCTATGTATTGGATTCTAAGAGCACTGACTCTTGGTGTTGGTTTAGCAGAAGATTTATTTATGGCGTTAGTTAAAATTTTTCTAATCTCTGAAGCGTTCTCATCTTTAATAGAAGGATACGCTTTTATAACTGACTCTAAACTAAAGTTAATATATTTCTCTTGGATTAACTCAACTACTAGTTTTTTAACTTGATTTTTAAGTTTTACATCTTTTTTTCTTTGAGCATTTATTTTATCAGAATAGGCTATTATTTGATCTTTTAAAGACTTAGTAATAGATTTGTTGGCAACCAGACCATCTAAATTTTTAACTAAAGTATTAGTTCCTATATTATCAAAGTACTTACTTGAAGCTCCTGTAGGAAAACCTTCTAGGTCTTGTATGTAATGCTGCACCTCATGTTTTAAAGATGAAAAAATTTCATCCATAGAAAAACTAGGTAATATATTTAAACTTATTTCTTTTGTCTCTGGATCATAACCAGCTTTAATAGTTCCGTTTGCATTTGGTAATATAATATTTAAATTAATTGCAGCGTCTACTATTTCAGGATAGAATTTTAAAACAGGATCATCTATAATATCCTTCAAAGTAAGTGGATTGTCTGAGTAATTATCAGGTATAGAAGGTAAATTTTTGTGAGGAATACTAAATATTTCTTTACTATTTTTAGCTTCTTCTATGGCTTTTCTAAATTTTTTATTAGTATTATATTTATATGTAATGTCTTCTTGTACAGCAGTTATTATAGACTTAAATGTATCTTTAAATTCACCATCACTAATCTCATATTTCCAAAAACCATCTTCACCTTTTTCCCACATCGTTACCTGTCTTATATAGTCAGGTGATAATCTTTTACTATCAAGTTCTAAAGCTAAGTAATAGTTAGTTTCCATCATTGACGACATCTCAGCACTACGACCTACTACCTGAAGCCTTCTAGTTTTCTTAGTTTGTATCTCTGCAGTCTGAGTCGTAAGACCCATTGTTCTAGCTGCAAAATCTTTTCTTTTCTCAGACAACTCAGGTGCACCCTCATCAATTTTAAACTTAGGAAACGCCTCTCTTACATCTAAAAAGTTATTAAATAGTTTTAAACTAGAACCTTCGACAACAAAAGGATAACCAGGATGATGACCTAGATCACCATCTTGACTCTCAATTATTTCACTGTTAACATCAATATCTATAGTAGCAACAAGGTCTCCATTTTGAGCATCTGCTATTACAGGATCGTTTATATACTCTAACATTTGTTCAAACCTAGGTATGCCTGCTTTATCTATAAGTTTTACGTTACCTTGTATAAATGTTTTATTAAATTGATTTCTATTAACAGTACCAAGCTTTAATAACATAGCTTTATAATCATCTATACTAGATATAGGAACGTTTACAATATCATAAATATCACCTTTCTTAATCCCAGAACTAGTAATAGGTTTTGATAATTTTCTTAGTACTCCTTTATTTCCAGCTAGATTAAGTTTCTCATTTACAGAATCTAAAAATTCTTTTTCTGTTATTAAACCTTTTTCTATACTATTTTCTATTTCTTTAACAAAATAATCATTAAAGTTCATGTTACCTAAAACTCCAGTATTTGCTTGAGTCATAAGAACAACTCTACTAACACCTCTTTTTTTAAGGTTATCCATGAAGTCTTGAGCAGCTTGTCTTGTCGTAAATGCCCATATACCAGCACCATCTTGCATAGAATACAATACCCCTCCCATCATATCGTGCTGAACTCCAGTAGGACTTGTTATGTTAGCTGTTATAGATTTATCTATAGCTGACACAAAAACTTCTTCACCATTTATTATAGAAGGATCCACGACCTCAAGGTCATCCATATTTATAACCCTTTGTATCGCAGGATTATCAACTTCATCTATACTAAGCCTCCTGCCAGTTTTAGCTTCTTCAGAAGCCATAATAGGACCTTCTGCCACAGATTGACCATTATCTAGTATACCATTAGAAGCATCATCTAAAGACTTTCTTCTTGTCTTCATTTTTCTTAGCTTCTGATCTCTACTTTCTTTAACCTCAAAGTTAACATCAACATCGCCTTTCTTGTACGATATAGATTGACCTGTAACAAAAGCAGTTGATAGGTTTTTTATTAAGCCATCAAGCTTTTCAAACTCAGCTAAGTTTATATTTTCAACATCATCTTTGACACGACCTATAGTGTTTTCTTTTATAAAGTTTAAGAATCTCCTAGCCTTACTTGGATTTATTTTTTGAGCACTAGCGTCACCAAGGTACTCAGCAAAAGCTTCACCGTAGTAGAAGTCATCAATAAGTTGATCTCTTGTTTTACCATCTTTACCTGCAAAATCATCAGCATACTGTTGTGCCTGAGCTTGATATGTAGCGTTTGAGCTAGCCCACTGATAGTAAGTTTGTTTTTTAGGAATACCATCAATCATAACCCATCTAGACTTACCTTTAAGCTCCTTGTTTATAGAGTCAAAAAGTTCTCTATCATACTTTTCTAAAAACTCATGAACTGGGTGACCTAGTTCGTGAAACAAAGTATTAGCCTGAACTCTATCTAAATTTATACTAACCGATCCATCGCCAGAGTCAAAGAAACCTCTAGAAGAAACGTCAGATGCTTGCTGTAACACTTGTTTTAATATACCAGCATCGTTTAATGCTTTCTTTAGCTCTGGGGTAAACTGAATATTTACTTTGTCAGTGTTAGGGTTTATATCTATATTAATAGAATCTACATCTAATGGTCCTCTTTCTGGATACAAAGACTCGTAAGTTGTTTTTATTATATCTCTTATAACAGCCTCGCTATCTTGGTAAAAATTAAAGTTTAGTCCTTTGATTGAATTTAAGAAGCTAAGAACAGGTATTAAAAATTTAGCCTTTTTTGGTGGTATGTTATTTTCTGCAAAGTCATTAAACTCACTTGAGTTGTCAGAGTCAAAACTATTTTTATACTCAGTTTCACCTAGTCTTTGAGCTATAGCAACTTTCTTTCCACCTACATTTATTATAGTAGTTCCTTCTTGATTTAAAGATTTAGCATTTAAAGGATCTGTCCCTTGATCAGACGAACTGTCTTTTATGTCTCTATCTATAATGGTACCAGCGTTAGACTTAAAACTATTATTAGTATTAATAAGTCCACTCTTACCAGACACCACAGATGTCTGACCAACAAGTCTAGCTATATTTAAGGCTTCACCATCTGTTAGTGGAACAACTTTATTATCTAATGACTTCTTACCCTTTATAATAAAAGAGACTTCAGACTTGCCATTAGAAACACCTATAGTTTTCTTATATTCTATACCTTCATTTATAAGTCTTTGCTCTAGGTTTGATGTTCTGTTAAAGTTTTGCATCTCAGATAAAGAAGATTTTTCTGCAGATATAACATGGTAATCTCCACTCTTCATCATCTCATCAAACTCAGTCTCAGACATCTCGTCCATATCTGTAATCTCTACATCTTTATAAACCTCAACATTTGTTGTTCTTTGCATACCTTCGTATTGCTTATCCCAAGCTTGCTTCGCCTTATAATCTTTTACAGCCTTCTTTGCTGCGTCTAAAGATGAAAACTGATTTACCTCAACGTCAGCCTTTGAAACAACATCCTTATCCTTAGATACCTCTCTACTATTCTCTTTAGTAATTACGTTTGGCTTTCTAAGTTTTCTTTTAACCTGAGCCTCTAAAGATTTTAATTGTTGATCTGAGGTTATCTCAGAGTCAGTAGTAGTTTTCGTAACGTTAACTCTATTCTTGTTAGTCATTCTAGAGTTTAACTTAGACTTGATGTTGAGTCCTCTTGATCTAAGAAATTTTCTAAACTCTCCATTCTTGTGAAGGTAATGAAGAGAAATGTCTGGTATGCCTACAAAATCACTACTGTTAGATAGAGACACCATCTTAGCTTCTACATTAGCTATCTTAGTTGCTATGTCAATAAGACTTTGTTCACTATCACCCCTT